TGTTACCTTAAGACCGTCGTATGTGACGTAGTTTTTGTTCATTCCCAATATTCCATGACGCGCTCCCACCTCAATACCTGGTGAAGTATATGCGGTATCAGGGTCAGAGGCACTATAAACAGAAAGTACGTTTGCAGCCCAAAACCAATTCCTTTCGGCGACACAAGCAGCTTGTGAAGCAACAAGGGTTCCTAATGTCCCATCAAAGAATACAACCTTTGGTTCAGTTGTAACCGTGGCTGTCCAGATGGTTGTTGAGGTTACATTTTTATATATCTTAAATTGATGATCTTGATCCCAAGTTCCTACTAAAGCCGGTGGGTGGGCTGTTGTAAAAATAAAACGAGTATAAGGGTCGCCGCCACGATAATTGTCTCCGGCAAGAAGAGACCATTTGATGTTATTAGTATCGCTGGCGTCGTAATCGGCACATGCAATCAAGAAATACACAACATCATTTGTCAAAGTGGGTGGAGAAGAAAATGTGAATGTAACCCATCCCAAGGTGGTACTTATTGTCGTGGCTTCTACGGTGCTGCTTATCGCTACCGGATCAGTACCTGTTGGCCGGGGAGGAGTGCCAGTAGACGCCCATATTTCAAGCCATACATTCTTCCCCGCTGTTATGGTTCCATCTTTCTTCAAATTCACATCTACTTGTGGGACGGTTATTGCACCAGTATCGGACTTAAACCCTTGCGCTGGATAGTCCCCTGCCGCACGCATTATCCCTACACTTACATTTGTACCCGTCGTTTCCTGCTCGGCGACAGATGAAGTGGTTGCTGCCGTCCAGTCGTCCCCACCAGTTTCAATAACATCCGACCCATCAATAATCGGACTATCCCCAGTCGCTTCGGCATAGGTTATGACATGCCCATCTGTTCCTGAAGATGGTACGGTCATCTGCGCTCGATAGACTCCCCCGTCGTCACACAGATAAATGATGTCATCCCCGCTGAAAGTCTCTCCGTTGTGGACAGTCATGTTCATGCAGTTGCCCACTGTCCCACATGGACCTGTTGCAGCCGCCTTGTTCGCAGCCGTACCATCGGCCCTCATGTAATACTCTGTCCCTTCAGCAATCCCAACCCAAGAAAGGATTAACAGGAAGATGAGAAATCTTTTCATATTGCTCCTTATGGTGCCGTACAGGTCCAGGTTCCTTTGTATCCAACAACTTCCCAATGGGTAGCGTCAGTTCCCACGACTGCGGCATAATCACCAGCCGCTCCGCCAGATACCAAGTCATAGCTAACCGTACAATTCGTCCCATTGTAGTTGATGTATGACGAGGTCACGGGATGAATGGTTAATACGCCAGTATTGGCCCCACCTGCCCCGTGAGAGTTCTTAACAATGAACTGTTGACCAGCGGAGGCCACGGGAAGGTTATATACCATGGCTGTGGCTGGGGTGGCATGTTGGTTAAGATAGACACCCTGAAGTTTTCCGGCTCCACCTACCGTAACTGGAGTCGATGTTGAAATGGTTATATTGGTAAGACCATCCACTATCCCTGTAGCGAGTAGAGAGGTTCCCGTCGCCGCTCCAATGTCAGGAGTGGTCAACGTTATCCCCGCAAGAGTTTGAGCAGCCGAAGTCCTGTTTATCGTTGTGGCAGTCGTGCCGATATACATTGTCTGGCCTATTGCCGCTCCAGTAACCGCAGTCAGAATGTTACTGCCTTCTATCGAAACCACCCCTGCGCTCACCCTGGCAAGCGTAGTATCGCTAGCATGGCCGAGATTGATTGAAGTTATCTCTGGCGCAGAATCCCAGGCGGGTGCCGTTGTAACTCCCTTCGAAGTAAAAACTTGCCCTAATGCAACCGCTGCCAATCTGGTAGGCGCTCCCGCTGTACCTCCATAAATTATATCCCCAACGGCGGTCATCACCCTTGGGTCAACTATCTTTGCCGCAGCCCCATCTCCTACATAGAGGATATTATTGGTCGAATCCCATTTTGCCTGTCCTTCAACCGTCGGCCATGTCGCCGTTCCAACCGGCCAGGGGATTGAGGAGGTCGAACTGGTGAGGTCAAGAGTGTCGATCGAAAGGGTGCTACTGCTCGTCCAGTTGGTCCCGTTCGACTTGAGAATGTTCCCCGAGGTGCCTGGGACTGCCCAGGTCTCGGTCGAATAGACATTGTTGGTCCCATTGCTCACCAGGATCGTCCTGGCCGTCCCTGAAGCGGATGGGTAGGTAGGCGTTGACCAGATCGGGGCTGCCGCGCCCGCACCCATTAAGACCTTGCCCGCTGCTCCAGCGGCTAACCAAGCGTAGGCATTGTCGGCAGTCCCGTAGGGGATCCCACCATTGGTTTCGGTCAATCCCGCTATGCTTTGAAGTGCAAGATGAGTTTTTAAAGCTGTCCCATCAAGAGTTAGGCCGGTTCCAACCGAGGTTCCGAACACGCTCTCAAGGCATCTAGCGTCAAGTTGATCTTGTGCATTGCTTGAAAGAGTATTAACATAGAGCAATTCGGCATCCGTTACTGTTCCGTCAGAGCCGTAAGTGGTAGCAGATAATCTCCCAGCGACTGATACTATTGGTCCTGCATCCAATGTGCCTATCTTTAAAATGTCTGCCGCACCTGTCGCACCGAAGGATAATCCAGATGTTTGGTTATCCATCAATGTCCAGGTTACTGCCACCGCTGAAGTAAGGGTGGCTGGCAAACCAACCAAAGTCGTAAAAGTAGGGGAGGCGAGAGGAGATTTCAACGCCAATTCATCATAAATCTTGTCGGCACTCCATGTGCGGCTTGTGTCGCCGTTGGTGGCCGCATCGTCAATCGGTCCGAGCAGATATTCGGTCCCGTTGACATTGAGTTTCCAAAGATTTCCTTCGGGATAGAGTTCCATCGCGCTGGCCGTAGGAGCACGGCTCGTGTTATTGCTCATGGAAAGCCGGTTTTCCCCGTCTACGCCCACACCGGAAAAACTCCTACCGTAAATATTGACAAGGTGCCATCTCTTAGTCCCAGGATTGGCATCTGGAGCAATAACGAGCGGGTCAGATTCGGAAGCGCTGGATTCATAGACTCGGTAAAAATAAATCTGTGGAGTCGTCGCCCCTGCATCAACCGCAACGAGCGCCCCATCCCCGGCAGTCAGATCGGCACCATCGATCCCATCAAGGGCATCTCCTCCTCCTGTCCGGGCTGAACCCCACCAAAATTTATTTGTAGCATCGGCTTGCTGGATAAAAAGACAAGGCGACAGAACAATTAGGAAAAAAACAGTAAATTGAATCCACCGTTTCATGTTATTCTCCCTTGGAAAGATAGGAAATAAGGAGACAAAAAGAAGATTCTCTTCGCCTCCTTATCCATTTACTGTAATTTCAACTTGTATGTGACTTGCAATGTTTCGCCATCGGCCAGGGTTCTTGACTGAGAAAGCGCGACATAAGAAACATGCTTCCCCGCGTTATCGATGCTAGTTGTCAAGACACAATAAGTAACCGGGCCCCACGATCCACCGGTGGCCGTAAAGGTTTCCGTGGTACTCGTTGCCTGAAAATCACCAGAATCAAGCGCAAGGGTCGGCCATCCGGTTGTATCCCCAGGGATGGTTTGAGCCGTGTAAGCGAATTGAGTAGGTTCGCCGGTAAGGCTTGTAAGATTGTCGGTATCCACGGGGGTATCGTTAAAGAGACGGAGGTAGAAGTTGGCCGGAGCCGTTCCCTCTCTAAGCACCACGTCCAGAAATAATTCCTCCCCTTCGTCGGCCAAATTATTTGGTCGGTCCAATTCTTCCCATAATAGATTCCCGTCTTTATCAAAGCAGCGGAAATCCATAAAACCGATTTCTTTCATTGAAAAAGGTTTGCTAAGTTTGGACTTCAGCGTCCAGTGAGGATATTTAAATTCATACCTCACATAGGGCGTATCGATTGCCACCATATAGTAGCTAACCGCCAGCAGTGCAACGATAAAACCATAAAGAATCTTTCTTTTCATCTTTCGTTCCTCCTTGAATTGCTAGGCATTACGCCTGCGTATACGGATCAAACCGTACCGTTCGGTATTCAATCGTCAGCGTGAGTTTCACCGCCGCAATTGTGTACTCGTTCTGCTCAACCATGATTTCGTCTTCGACGATCTCCGTTCCAAAAGCCAATCCGCCCCATGTCTCGTCTAATGCCACAACCCTTTCAATGTCTGCGATGATGTTTCTCACATCCTCCGACCCCATGCTGCCCTCATTCTTGGCCTCAATTTCCACTTGCATGGTGTTGTCATAGATCCCCAGGCCAGCCGATCGCTTATTCACCCGATCCCGGCAGATCATCCCCGGAAGATCCTCTATTGCAAGAGGCGATTCCAACCACCAGAAAATATTCTCCCCGATGTCCGTCTCGTAACCGTTTATCTGACGGATCATTTTCATTCTCTGCTCGATAGCATCAACAATCTGTTGGCGCAGGGTTTCAGGCATTAGTCATGTCCATAGGTAGCGTTTAGGATTGCATCCCCGGTTGCATCCGCCCTTACCGCTTTGAAATTAACGACGTGCTTCCTCGAACTCAGAGTGAGTGGCGTATCTTTGGGCCATAGGATTCCTACCCCTGCCGATGTGGGGGTCGAAACGCCATCAAGGGTAAATCTGAAACCATTGGTAGTTGCCACCATCATGGCCCAGCTCGCCCCGCCGTATTCGGCGGCTGTCAATGTTTTGGCAGTATGAGAAACCGTGATTGCTTCGTCGGCTGCCCAGGCAACCCCGAAGAGCGCGACAATCACGCCCGCAAGTATCAACCATTCCCATCGTTTCAATTTCATCATTCCCTCCTACCGTGTCAGGCCGACGACCACGCTTCCATCGTCCTGCTGTTGTTTCGCTCTAATCGTATAGGTTATCCCATCAATAATAATCTCATCGCCATGCGATAAGTTTTCTGCATCCGCTTCTTTGACAACAATTGTCAAATCACAATTCTCAACCCCCAAGGTTTCAACGTATTCTCTTGAAGGAATGACATTGATCGTTGAACCATCTGCAAGTGTAGCCACTTCAGCAAAATCGTCGGTATCGAAAAAAATGTCGTCATCGTCATCGTAAAATTTAACCGTCAATCCCCACTCCTTGTGTCAGAGATTCTTCCCGATAGGTTTCAAAGAGCGATTTCTTTTTAACCATCGGGTCAAAATTCTTTGTCAAGTATGGTGTCAAAAATCCCTTATCGTTGAGAACAAGAAACATCCCGTAACGTGCCGCTATCTGATCGCGATATCTCTGATCTTTATAGGCCGCCATCTGCTCGGGTTCGTTGACGACGGTCAGATCATGGACAATATATTTCCCCTTGGCTATTTTTAGCGATCGTCCTTCAAGCCGTTTCAGATTGCCGGGAGAAATATCATCCCGTCCGTCAATGCTCGGCCTGCGTTTGAGCGGAAGAGCACACCCGCACTTCGGGCAGTATTCCTCTATCTGCTCGGTGTAGTCTTTCGGGCTGCGCATCCACCATTCTTTTTCTACCGGCCAACCCTTGCCCGTACCAAACAGTAAGGACATGCTAGCGGCCACTTCACAAAAGAAGGCCCCGTTGGGGTTGATTGATGCGCTCCATGCTTCATGCAGCCAGCAAACATTTGCCATCAGAAACATTCGTCCTCGATGAGGGACTACCTCTTCGGCTGCTACTAGAATTGGAGCGTGGTAAATATCATTTCTTGAGTGATCATTCAGAAAAACCTGCTTAAATGTTTTACAAATAAGCTCTCGATACGAATCGTATCCCTTTGGAAATGAAGACCATAAACCGAGTTGCTCTGGAGGAAATTTTGTAAGGGCATATTCACAAAATTCAGGAAATTGAGGGTGACACAAAACTTCCCCACCCATGAAACCAATCATATTTGGGAAACCCTCCATGGAATCAACAGCCTGTCTAAATTGATCGATATTCATAAAATATGGTTTTTTGTGCGCACCACAAAATCTCGTACAGTTAGAACAACTTTGCGGACAAAAATTGGTCAACTCGATCTGGATTGTCGACATATCGAATAAACTTTTAATGGGTTATCCCTCCCCGCCTTGTAAATGATCCCAGGCTTCACAGTTCAATGCTCCATATCGACGACGCCACTTCACATTTGGGTTTTAAATTAAGATCACTAAAGACCTGCTTGATTTGTTTTTCGTTCCCATCGTGTCCGCAAAGTAACTTCCTACATTTCGGCATCCAGGTTTCAATGTCTGCTTTGACAGCATCGTAAGTATGTTCGCCATCAATAAAAACCATATCAATCCCTTTGGGGGCAAATATTTTTGAGGCTTCGATACTATCGAGTTTCAGTGTGACAAGATTTTTGAATTCGCTCATGTTCTGTTTGAAGATTGAATAAATATCTTCGGTCAATGCCCGTTTATGGTTCGTCTCTCGCTCCGTAGGACTTCCCTTGAAATGATCCACAGCATAAACGGTGCCTGGACATCCAGAAAGTAAAGCGTGAGTGCTGCGACCCATCCATGAACCAATTTCAACAACGTTCTTCATCTTCATGGCCTGCCCATAGAGCCATTGAAGCTCTTCATGGAACATCCATCCGTCAATATTGTTTCCTGGATAGGTCAAAGAATTCTCCATGTCTTGAGGACTTGCCGCATTTTGACTACCTTCTCCTCGATTGGTATTGTATAGAGATGCCAGAGAAAGCCTGGGTTCTTACATCCAAGGTCGCTCAGGATGTCGATGAAGGTAGTAAATTTCAATCCGTGTTTGGCGATATTTCTCGACAGCACATAGTCATCAATCAGATGATCTGGTTTGATGACCGTATTCGATTCGGCTACCGTGGGAAATATGTTTTGAACCGCTTCCTCAAGAGTCATATCGTCAAGAGGCTTCCACAAATCGATGCACCAATCACTTGCTATGGTGAACCAATTACAGGAGCCAATGTGCCTGCCATCGCGCAGGAAGAAGCGATCATAGCGCCATCGGTGGCCAGCAGGATCGCGCCCATTATGGGCCACGGTATCTTTGGCTAGATGATTCGTTATATCGATGAAGTCCGGGTGAATCAAAGCATCGGAATCGATGTAGATATTCCAATCGTTCCCCATCTCCTGGGCAAGATCGTAAATCTGAAGTTTTTCATAAACAGGTGGCCAGCCGGGGTATTTTCGTTCGTTGATGATATGAAAACCCGCCCCAATCTTGTGGGCATAATGCTTGATCAACGGATAGGTCAACTCCGTGATCTCCGGGGCGTAGTTGTCCACATTGAGAGTAAAGACTGTCTTTTTCAAAGGTTTTTGCCACATTCAAACCCCCGGCTGACCCTCTGGACTTTAAGACTCGGAGATTTTCACTCCGAGGGACTTTACGTGGTTGTCTTGGGCCGACCCTGAACCGTCACAGAAAGAACTATGGGGCCAGTCACCACGGTTCCGATATAATCGACATAGCCCAAATTTTTTCTGGCATTAACCACCTTCTTCTGAACATTGTTAGCGGAGCTAACGGCAGCAAAATTGTTTCCATCATCGGGAAGCATGGCCACATTGTTCGCCCCATTTGATTCAGACGATGTTAGGAGGGTACCGGCAAGCGTTGCCCCACCACCAATAGCACCGACCGACTGTGTAAACACAAGACATCCCTCTGTAGCTGGTACGGCAACCCAACCACTCGTTGCCCCGGCTGTATCCGCAGCATTGGCTGCGGGTAAAATCTGAGTTGTTGCAATTGCTTTTGCTTCTGCTGGTAACATTTTTCTATCCTCCTATTTTCGAGATCATACGAGAAGATTAATACTTCCCATATTTTTTTGATTTTTCTTTTGGTTCCGGATTCGATCCCTCCGGATTCGCTTCCTCTGGTTTTTCCGATTCAGGGTCCGGTGCGATAACCCTTACTTCAGCTTTGGGAGATTCTACCTTTGATGGCTTCGGCTCATCCGGCATATACTCAATTTTATGCGCATCCTTCGCCTGACGGGCAAGACTAGCCGATAAGGTGACGATATCTCCGGGTTTCAAGCTATTCTTACCATCGAAAAAACCGCGTAAAACTTTCACGGTCTTTGTTTCCACATTTTCCTCCTTTATCTTGGCGCCGGGGACCAATGCCCCGGCGCTTTCAAGCGTTAAAACCATTACCTATCCTTACGTAACGGTCACGGACCAGCAGAACGCTACCGGTCTGCGGAGTGCAACATCCATCGAATATACGGCCCGGACACCGATAATCCCGGCCTTAAAATTCGCATAGGGGTTGACCTCGACCTCCAACACACCCCATTCACCGATAACCAGCTCCTGCCAATCACCAAAGAGCAGTCCTGCGGTTGGAATCTGGTTGGAACTCATGGCGGGGAATCCGCACATCTGGCCATCCCACATATTTCCTTCCCAGCAGGGAGAGAAATCATTTGCCACTTTCATTTCAGCCATTAAAATAGCGGCTGTTGCAGGGGTTCCCACGAATCCTCCCCGTAGGGGCGTCACATTTGCCGCTGCAAGATCACTTTGCATACCGAGCAATCCACCATAAGCCATCGTCGTTCCACTCTGCGTCCCGACCAGAGGGGTATAGATGATCCCTAACGGAGCGCCTGCAAGACCTGACCCAGCTAAAGCCGCATAATCTGCAGCCAGGGCTACCACCTGAGCAAGATCATCAGTCACAATCCCTTCTGCTCCAGGGGTGCTCTGAAGAAGCAACTGTCGGCTAATCTCTGTGTAGGCTCCGACCGTTTTTGGGGTCATAACAACCTGTAGAATGGTCTGCTGTGTTTCGTCGATCTCGGTTGTCTCACCAGTCAGCCAATATGCCGTAGCTGAACCAGAGTGCTTCGGAATCGTCACGTTTCCCTGTAGCCCAGTCAACCTTCTGGCGCCCATCCGCATTACTACGGAACGGTTCCGCAACATCTCGATGAAGCCGACGTTTGTGGTATCCACAAGGTAAGCACCCCCGCCATATGCCACGGAGAGGTCCCGGCGACCATCCCTGCGGATAGGTGTCTCAACTTCCTTTTGCAAAACTTCAAAGGGGATGTAAAACTTTGTGGGTTCCTGAATTTTATTGAGCTGTTTTGCCACTGCCCGGCTGCAATCCAATTCGAATGGAGCATTTCTCCAATCCTTATCAACGCAGGCCAAAATCGCCTTCGACAAACTGAATTGCTCTGTTTCCGCTGGAAGAAGCCCAATTCTCGCAGCAGACTGCGGCCGGCTCGTTCCACGCTCTTCCAGAATCTTCAAAATGTCCTCGGAAACCTCCTCGATCGGAATGCCCTGGCCGATCCACATGTCCCGATATCTGTCATCGAGCTTGTTGGCCTTGCAAAGATTTCCGATAGCCTGTTTCCGCTTTTTTTCCATTTCCACGGGTTCTTTTTTCTCCGGATTGATTATCTCCACCGAGCGATTTTCCCCCGGTTTTGGTACAACCCTCGGTGCCACGTCGCAAGTCGGGCACTTTTCGTTCACAAGTTCGGCACCACATTTCACACACTTATCCATGATCGTTCTTTCCTCCTGTTTTGGTATTCTGATTTCGATTTCTTTCCCATTGTCGTCCTCTTGCCTTCCCACTCCAACGGTTATGTCGGCGGGCACTGAGACGAGAGAAATTTCGTATGGTTCCCAACGAGTAACCCTGTAAATTGGAGGTTTGTTTTTCTCCTCTTTCTCTAGGATTACCTCTTCGATCTGATATCCCACACTCACGTTCGACCGAATTTCATCAAGGACATCCTGGAAGATTTCCTCGGCCTTGGTACTCCGCCCGAATCGCACGTTTGCGCGACCCTTCCGGTCCTCCTCGTCCACCGAGACTCCCTCAATGACCCCAACCTGGTTCTTCATGTCGTGATCTATCAGCAATGCACCCCCTCGTTTGAGACGGCGCAGATTCACGCTTTTTTTCTGATGATCGAGAATTTCAATTCCCCACCACCGTTCCACCGGCTCCTCAGAACTAAAAGCAAGGGGCACGGTCCTCTTTTCCTTGTCGATTTCTCTAGTCTGAATTGTGAAGGTTCGATATTGCTTCCCCACCTTGATTTTTCTTATAGTTTCATTCTTCATTTCCTTCTCCTCTGTCGCTGTGCTTACTTTTCTCGAACGGCTTGCAGTTTCTTGACTTCTTTCAGGCTAAACGTGGATGGCTTGCCTGTCTGCCCACCAGCCTTGATCAAACTCGGGTCGGTATCGAAAACCAATCCCTTTTCAGCCTCATCGTCAAGCTCTTGCCTGCGTTCGTCGATCACATCTTCGTGGTCTTTGCCTCCACCGGTTAGCGCAATAACTTCTGAAGTCGTCATGAATCCTGCTTTAACTGCCTCTTTATAAGCCTCGACTTCACTCTCTGGATCAATCCAGGACCAGCCACGGGGTTTGAACCTCACCTTAGAGAATTTCTGAGGTTCAATGGCATAATCCTCTGCAGAAATATTCTTGATAGTCTTGGAAAAAATTGCCTGCTGTAACCATTCCCGATGTATGGACATCCGAAAGTTACGAATGAACCAACCCTGGATCACGCGCCACAAATCCCGATCATCGAGCAAGGCAAGGCGGGATGAAGAATAGTTGCTCTGGGAATAATCGCGGGATAGGCTTTCATAGGAGGTCCCAACTCCTGCTGCGATTTCCCTGAGCATCATTCGCATAAAAGGGTCCATGTTAGTGTTCGGACGATTAGGGGCAACAAAATTCCATTTTTCGCGTGGTCCAAGACGCTCCACCATACCGGGTTCAAGAATGACTTCTCGGGATTCATCCGATTGAGTCTCTCCGTAATCCCCCTCGGTCTCTATGATCCCCATATAGTTAGCAGCGGCCCTGGCTGCGATAATCTCAGCCTCCGAATAGCCATCCATGTCGTTCAGTTTCCGGATGACAGTATGAAGCCAAGGTTCCCCTCGGGTCTGTGGCCATCGGTCAATAATTCGCAAATGGATAATCTGCTCTGCGGGAATACGCTCGATCTGATCCGTTTGCTCAAAGGCGGAGTACCAAATTTCTCCAGGATGAAATCGCCTCATCCAATAGGCAATCGGTCGCCTGAATTCATCCGACTCAACACCCATACGAATGGTTCCGTTTTTAGACAAGGCGGACGGCTGAAATTCATCAACAATCTTTTCTGGTTCGATTATTTCGAGGGCAAAAGGAATCGGAGAATCACCGAATGGACGGTAATGCTTGCGAATAAAAATCTCACCGGTCTCAAATATCTGCCCCATGGCAATCCGCTCAATGCCCGGAAAGTCCAGACATCCTCCGGTATGGCAAGTCTCGGCGCGGCTCCACTCTTCCCAGGTCTCTTCGATTTCATCGTTGATTCGGTCATTCAGGCCCCCCTGGGCCGTCTTAATCTGGGCCTGCATCCCGATCCCTGAACCGACGACATTGTTGACGGTGATGACCTTCGCCCGCTTTGCATATGAGGCATCACGGACAAGAGCGCGGGAGCGGGAGCGGAGCATTTTGAGGCTAGAGTGAAGTTCCGAATCTGCACTTGTGACCGTCTGCCCCCATCCAGAGGTCAACCGCGAAGTCTTTGCAGACTGATACATGCGAACTTCGGCGCGTTGGCGCGGGACTCGTCTAACAAAAGGCCATTTAGAAGAAAATCCTAAAATCATAGGCGATTAAACCTTATGCCAACCTTTCGAGGGTTGGGAAATCCATCGGCCACGGCCTTGTCATCTAACTCCTTCCGGTATTCGCCAAGGTAGAAACTTCGCCATTCGATCAATTCGCTTGGACTCATTTTGCTTATTGATTTCCCGCCGATAGAATAGCTACCAACATCTTTGGTAGCCTTGCCTTCCATTACGGATTCAAGCGCATCGAGAACCTTCTTGGCGTGGGAACGGTGGTCAGTCGTTGATTCGGCGGCGGCAATATCGGGCAGAATTTGTACGAGGCCAGCGGCGATTAGGTGTCGATCGGTATAATTCCCTGGATCAGCCCCTGCGGGCTTGTAGACATAGGCCATCCATTGATAATTCCCAGGCAGCCAATGCCTCGATATGTTGGGGGCAATTTCAATAGCATAGTCCGTCCCCGATGTCTGGGCGACTAGGCTGATAGGTGGTTTCCCGTAGGCGTAAATAGAGAAAGAAAGACTCCAATCGTCAGCAGGCGGATAATCACTGACGGTCTCGGTCCACGAAAAGGAATCACCGGCCCTGAGTGTTGAGGGAATGTTCAGGTCACATACCTCGTCCGGTTACGGGTTTAGTATATTAAACAAAAAGTTTATGATTTAATTTGAACATTCGGGGAGGGTCTTGTCTAGGTAATGATAGGGGGTCTTGGGCTATAATGGGCAGTCATTTTTTAATTTCTAGGGTTAACGATGACAAAAATGCGGTCAATTTCATCTTTTGGAATCAGATAACCGTCTCTCACCTTGATGATGTTTTGAAGAAACCCTTCATCAATCCAGCGATAAATAGTCTTTTCGCTTCGGTTAACTATCTCGGCTGTTTCCTTCACAGTAAACGTTTTTTGCTGGATCATCCTTTTTTCTCCTTTGTTGAATTTTCCCACACAACCGCGCAGACCATTTCCATATGAACGTAGTCGCTACAGGTCCAGCGTAGTTTGAGTTTATACTTTTTCATGATCCCTTCCCGAAATTCCCTGGCGTCACCAAGGTCGGGTTGAGAATTGAACCGCCCTGATCCTTTACGGAATGGTCCTTGACGATTGCGTTAGCCATTTCGAGCATCCCGAGACAAAGAATCTTATTGTGCATCGGGGCAATTACCTTAATTTCCCCTGTTTCCTGACTCAAAGTGATTCTGATTTCGATTATGTTTGGCATTGCTATCTCCTTCAAATTTTATTTCAAAAATAGTTTTATCATTACAAAATCCTATTTCTAATAAACGTTTTCTTACTTCTCCGATGCTCGGTCTTGGGGATTTTGCTTTTTTACAAATAATAGTTACTTTCCCAGTTTGACTAGATACTGGAGTATCTCTAGAAATGCCTATTATTTCGATGGTTTGATCATCCCAATCCATTCTTCACCATCCTTTCATCCAGCCGCCCCGTGGCTTGCCGGTGACTGGGTTTATCTGTGGAATTCCTTGAGGCTTTTGTTCTACTTTCGGTGGGGCCCTGACGACCCGCACCCCGCCCCTAAACTCTGGATCGGCAAGGGCAAGAGCGATTACGGTTGCATCAAGTAGGTGGTTGTTCCGATTCTTGATTACCCACTCCCATTTCCCGTTTTTCTGCATCCGTTTCTCTTCGGCGAGGAGGTGTTTGATATAATCCTTCTCGGTTTCATTATGGAAGGTGAAGCGGCCGGGCTTTCCCTCTTCGATGCGGGCATGAAACCAAAGGGCGTCTTTCATCTCCCCCGTATTGATCTCAAGGAGGACGAGACCTCCGGGGATTAATGCCCCCTTGTCGCCCGGCATCTTGTCAACGCGGGATTCCCTGACCCGCCTTGGACCCACATGACTCATACCTTTCGTCCCGAAAAGCCCCGGTTTCCGCATCTTTCGAATCCAGGTATAGGCCGCCTCGGTCATGGTTATGTCCGCCGCCGAGTATTGCCCGCCGCCCGTATCCAGCCCGATCCGCCAAAGGCGGAAGATTGTTGACTCCCCTTGTACTTCGAAGGTCCAGGAGGTAATCATTTCTTCGAGCCCGCAGTTATCATAATCGCCGGCCATGAAGCCGTAATGGACTAAATGGGCGCTCATATCGCGTTTCCAGGCTAAAATTGCACACCAGAACCCTCCCTGCCCCGCATCTACTCCCGCCGTGAGTGCCACGGTACCCCCAGGACAGACAAGAGGAGGAAGATCAATCTTGTTAGCCATCAATTCAAGTTCGGTCTCGGAGGTGGCCACTTCTTCCCATGGACGAGCGGCATTATACATTCGCCATGTTCGGATAGGCGCAAAGTCGAAACCGTCCCGAAGAGCCTTGTCCGCCTCAAGAAATTCCTTGGCAATAATGCCAAAAGTACCCCCGGAAAAGGGCGAATACCACTTGGGAAGGTGAAACCCGATCTTCTTGACCTTCCGGTTCTCCAAAATATCATCCAGGAAGACTGTCTCCTCGATATTCGCCCTCACGTTTTTGAGAATTTGCCCGCAGGGGTCGGGCGTGGTCCGCGCTCTCCATTCCCCCTTGGTCAGCATCCGGATCTTGTCCATGTTTGAAATTCGGGCCTGGCAAAACTCGCATTCATAATAGGCATTTTCCTCAACGACTACGGGGTCGTGATCCTCCCCAAACTTGACATTTTCCCAGTAAAGGACCTGAAATCCCCCACAAGATAGGCATGGGAGCCAATATTCGAAGACAAACCTGCAGGTCATGAGCTCTGACCAGATATTTCCTTCTGGGGTCGTCGGGGTCGAGGTGTCAATTATCTTCCGGTTGTCGAAGGTCGCCGTAACTTCTTCGATTGCTTTCATGGGATCCACCGCATTCTCCCCGACCACTTTTTTCAATTCATCCACCTCATCCCGAAACAGATACCGCGCGGGCCGGGTCGTGAGCCCCGTTTCCGATCCTCCCCAGACCATTGAGAGGATCATGTTTTTGAACTGCATCTCCGCCCAGGTGAAGTCATCGGGGTTGGTTGTTTTCTGGCTCGCCAAGGCATCGCAGGCATTGATCATGGGTTGAATCCGCCGACGAGAGGTGTATTTCGCCTTGATTTCAGTCGGAAGGAGAGCCAAGGCGGGTCCGGGATCCTCTGCGATCGCGTAGCAGAGAAAGGGATATTGGACTCCCTGAGACTTCCCTAGCTGCCTTCCCCATACCAGCACAACCCATTCGATGAAGGGAGAGCCGAGGGCAAGGAGGGGACCGCGAGTGTAAGGTGTCCGGGAGATACGGAGGGGTCCGGGTTCGCCCGCTGTGAAGCGGGGCAGCTTGACATTTTCCTCGACCCAATCAGGGACGGTGATCTCGCGGGGGGGTCGCCAGAAGGTTTTGAGTTCGTTAAGTAGGTCAACCGCTAAGTTTGTTTGCTTTTTCATTAGGAACCTTAATGGTATAATCTTTCAATACGATTCTCGGTTGTGTTCCCCTAAGTGCCATATCCCACCAATATAACCCTTGATATTTCCCAAAAAGCCCCTTGCCCCTTGAAAAATCCTTAAAATGTCCTCTGCAAATATGGAGCGCTTTCTTAAACCCCACGTTCTTCTCTTGCATGGTCTGATCTAAAATCTTCCTTACTGGTCCTATATCCAAAACATGATAATCAAGGAGCGGTAATCGATCCGACATTGTGCGTTTTTTTTGAAGCTTAGAACCTATTTGTGTTTTTTTAATTTCCACATTTTTGCAGTGCAAAAGTGATAATGCAAACCAGGGGGTCCAATATAAAAAACCTATGCCCCCTTTACCTAAAATATTAGCATTCCATGCTGTTCGAACTAATTGATAATCTTTTTTGAATTCTATTAGAGAACCATCCGACCTTAAAAGATAACTTATCGTGCTTGGATCAAGAATAATAAATCCATCCTTTGTTTCTTGGAATGTAAAACCAATAGATTGCCATTTAATAATTTCATCACTCTTCTTTTCCGAAACAATACAAATTCCTGTTCTTCTTAAATTGTCGACGTTAAATTTAATTACACCATATTGATTGGTCACAATTTCATGTGGAGTGACATATTCGAACCATATTTTATCGAAAGGGGGAGCAATGTTTGGAAAGTCTTTTGGTGTAAACTCATCATGATTTGAGGAATGTTTTTTGAATAAATATTCGCATATATTGCTAATTTCAAATACCATAGAGTTTTCAAGGATTTCCTTTTTAAAAGATCCTAAATCAAATCCAAAGGTAAGGATCGCATCGGATGCTAAAATCCTATCTATCAACATTTTTCTTGCCCCGTTTTTCCTTCAAAGGTTTCTCCATATCCACCAAAATCCGCCTGATTTCCTTCATAAGTTCAACCTCTACTGCCTTGGAATCGTTCAGCGCCGCAAGTTCGGTTGAAAGCCGCTTCGGAATGGCCAGGAGCCGGGTCTTCGATTCGGAAACAAGGGTCCCGAATGTGACCATAACCTTGTCGCGCTCGATGAGGAGGCCACGGTCCCTTTCCAGCTTCAACTCTGCAAGTTGCGCTTGGGCCATCTCCTTCCTTCGCTTCGCATCCGATCCCCCTGGCACCTTCTCAGATTCCGTTTTCTTCAGCCAATCAAAGCATGCCTTGAGGGGATATTGATTCTTCCCCTGCTTTGGGAAGCCCGCCTTGACCCACTCGCCAAGGGTCGGGGCCGATATCCCAAAGAACCAGCAGATCTTCCGCGATGGCCAGAGTTCATCTTCCATGGGGCCCCTTCGGTATCCATGGCGCGTTGCACTTATCACAGGCTAGGGGCACCCACTTCGCAGTACAAGATCCATTGGTGCTTTGAATAAATACCGTCCGTGGCCCGCTTGCCGTCGCATTTTCGCAGGAGCAAGCCTTGTGATAACTCCCGCAACCCCAGCCGATATCCACCGTGATTCCCTCATAAATTCGAATCATTTCGCATTCCTTTCAATTGGGTGTTCCCAGTCTACCTCGTCAATTTCCTTATCAGTATGTGGAACTTCTGACCCAAGAATGTCCCAAGGGCACGATGGAGCATTGGGATTATATCGAGCGGGTTCCCAGTCGTCATCTAATTTTACCCAGTAGAATCCTGCTTTATGTTTCATCTGTCCCTCCCTAATTTGGGTTTCTTGTGATTGTCACCGTCACCGTCTCATCCGCCGGCCAGGTCCCCGCCTCCATAACCGTATTCTCCTCTGTTTCCAATAAGACGCGATAAGATTTGTCTAACGAAACAAGGGCCTTGGACCGGACCTCCTTCAATGTTGCAATGAATTGGATTTCTGCTGGCATAGATTCCTCCTTATTTGATTTTTTCGCTTAAAATAGCAATGAGAATAACCATTATGAGCACGGCTAAAAAAGCACAATGAACACCCAATACTAGTGTTAGAGGATCTACCCCGGCCTTATTAGTAAAGGGAAGAAACCAAAAGAAAAATCCATAGGCTAATAAAATCAATAGGATTTTTAGGATTTTCTGGCCCATAAAACCTCCCCTTGAGTATTGGATTTGGTTGTCTGACATGGATTCCTCCTTTAGGCTGTAGTAAGATCGTAGTCATCTATTAGTGTCCAAGACCAGCATCCTAGAAAGGGTCGATAGCGTGCAGGATTTTTACAATCCCACCCGACCTCGTAGCCTCCCGAAGGATGATATATCCACTTTCCTCTCATAATCCCCCCCTTGAGTTAGGTTGTGAAAAAGTTTACATGGTCTTGAATCTCGG